GGACTGATGAACCCTGACGGCACAATTGCCCGGAGACGTGCATAAAAAAAGCGCCCGTGTCGCGGGTACAAAGCGCGAACACGAGCAGACAGAAAGGGTAATGTGGCGGTTAAGCCACTGCCATTCTACCACGAAAACGAAAGGAAGTCAACATATATGGAGCAGTTTATCAACGAAATCGAGGAAAACGAGCAGGAAGAGCGCGCGGGTTTTGTTATCGACAACGACCAGAAAGCAGATTGGGCGGTTCGCCGCATTGCGGAACTGGAAGCCGACACGCAGAAGTGGAAGGACTACTACAAGGCACAGAGTGAGCGCGTGGCGCAGTCCAATCAGCAGAGCATTGACTACTTCACAGCCCTGCTGGAAAGTTACTTCGACACCGTGCCGCACAAGGCGACGAAGACCAGCGAGAAGTACAAGCTGCCGAGCGGCGTTCTGGTTCGCAAGGCGCAAGCGCCGGAGTACGAGCGCGACGATGCGCAGATTATCGCGTGGTGCACAAAGAATGCGCCGTCCTGTGTGGAGAACGTGCCAAAGCTGAAATGGACGGCGCTGAAAGGGCTGATTGAAGAGAACAACGGACAGGCGATTGATGAGATTACGGGCGAAGTCGTACCCGGTATCAAGATTATTCCGCGCGACCCGGTTTTCGCGGTGCAGAAGGGGTGAGCCAAATGGCAAGACGCTGCTGCCTGTGCGGGGCATATCTGGATAGCGGGGAACGCTGCGACTGCGGATGCAACCAGACGGACGAAGTGCCGCGAGGGTGCAGGAAGCCCGTGCGGAGAGTTGACGAAGCCAGCCGCACGGGTGAAGATTGGCGCTGGGAGAAGCACATCAACGACCAGTATCAGAGATGGTACGAATGCTGACAGGAGGAACGAGCATGGAAAACGGGCAGATTTACGCCGCAATCAGCGCGGCGATGGCGGACATTTCCGCAATTGGCAAGGACAAGTACAACCAGCAGCAGGGTTTTAAGTTCCGCGGCATCGACGATGTGATGAACGCCTTGAAGCCCATCCTGACGAAAAACAAGATTTTCACTGTTCCACAGGTTTTGGAGCAGACGCGAGAAATCAAGGTAACAGCGAAAGGTGGAGAACTGCGGTACAGTCTTCTTAAAATCGCGTTCCGCTTCTATGCCACCGACGGCAGTTTTGTCGAGGCGGTGACGCTGGGCGAAGGCATGGACAGCGGCGACAAGGCAAGCAACAAGGCAATGGCGATTGCTTACAAATACGCGCTGTTTCAAGTGTTCTGCATCCCTACGGAGGAGATGACCGACCCGGACGGCGAGAGCTACGAAACCAAGCACGAGGCGAAGCACGAACAGCCGAAGCCGCAGCCCAAGAACGCAGAGAACCCGGCAGAAACGCCGACGAACTACATCATGCGCGAATGCAGCAACATCGGCATGGATATGCAGGAGTTGGGCAGAGTTCGCGCCGCGCTTGTGGAAGCAAACATCGTCCGCAACATCCCGACGAAAGAGATGACGATGGCGGACGCAAAGGCGCTGATGGACGCGGTGAAAGCCAATTTCCGGGAGGCATCGTAATGAATAGGGCAGAACGCAGGAGAGCGGCGCGGGACATGACCCACGCCACGCAGAGCATCATGAGGGCGCGGGGAGGCTACGAACGAGAGTATGAGCGCGGAGCGAAGGATGCAGAACGCCACGCAATCAAGATGATTTTCGCCGGAATGTGCCTTGCGATGAAAGAAGAGTTCGGATTCGGCACACAGCGAATTTATCGGATGCTGACAGCAACGCAAAAGTATCTTCAACCCGGCGCGTACTTCACAACGGCAGAATTGATTGATGAGGTACTGGAAAAAACGGGCATCCGTCTGGATTTCGACGACCCGTTTGACATGGTGGAGCGAATCGAGAAAGGGGAAAGACGATGAATGTAGTCAGCAACGTGGAAATCATGGGGCTTGTGTCGAGCGTAAAGGCAAGCCGCTATCCGATGGCAACCGACACGGAGAATTGCAGCGCGGAAGTCACAGAGCGGACGATGGCGCTTGCAAACTGCCAGACGGGGAGCGGACACGACCAGTTTTTAACGGGGATTGTCGTGCAGTTCGACCTCACGTTTACCGTAAAGGCGTGGGTGGAAGCCGAACGGTATCATTTTCTGGACTTTGTATCGAGCCAGTCCACCATGCACCGCATAACAAGCATGGACATCGACGAGCAATGCATCGACTACGTTCGCCGGGAGACAATCGAGCTTGTGGAGAAGCTGGTTGCGGAGTACAAGGAAGCCCCAACGCCGGAGCGGTATCTTGCAGTACTCTACAACGTGCCTGTTGGCTTGCGGCTGACGGCGCGGATGACCACCAACTATCGGCAGCTCAAAACGATTTACCAGCAGCGCAAGAATCACCGTCTGCCGGAATGGAGGGCGTTCTGCGCATGGATTGAGACGCTGCCGAGGGCGAAGTTTATCACAGGAAAGCGAGCTGACGCAAATGGCTGAACGCGGAATGGCGCGTCGACAATATCAACAGGCTTACTACCAATCGCGAAAGGAAGAATTGCAAAAACGGCATCGCGAATATTATTGGGCGCACAGAGAACAGGTGCTTGCGAAATATCGCGAGAATAGAGAAAAACATCAGGAATATAGTCGCAAGTATTATTTGGCAAATAGAGAAAAAATCCGTAAAGCGCAGGAGTATCGGCGCAAGCACTATCACAAACTCAACACAGAACGCATGGAGAAGGTGGTGGAAAAGCTGTGAAAAATAAAAACGAGATGTTCCCACGCTGCCCGTGGTGTGGTGCAGAAATGAAAGCAGACACAGGCGACGTTTTCCTAACGGACTGTAATGGCTGGGTTGGGCGCTTATCATGTGACGAGTGCGGCGCAAACTCATCGTTTGTGTACGGTAAAGCGACAAAAAAAGAGGCGGTGAATGCCTTGCGTGAGTTGAAGCCGAAAGAAGAGCCGAACCGAGTTTTGACGCTGGAAGAGGTGCGTGAAATCGCAATTGGAAACGGAAGTTACACTGACGGAGATGTCTGTTGGCTCGAACAAAAGAAATGGCATGGCGGCGAATGGGCAAGCATAAACAGTAGAAGGGTGTACGAATATTTTTCCAACGAAGAGACCTTTGATTGGCTTGTAATCGGTTCAGAGGATTTCGACGCCATTTCGGCAAGCGAATATGGCAAGACGTGGCGTTGCTGGTTGCGGCATCCAACAAAGCCGGAGATGACAGAAACGCCGTGGGAGGGAGAAAGTGACGATGACGACTAAGCCACGTAACCGCGTTCTGACGTTTGCCGAAGCAAGCGCGCAAAACAAGAAGACGGCGCGCGTTTGGCTGGAACTGCGAGACAACATCCCGATTCGAGCATGGCTGAAAACGGATGCATACCCGTGGCGCGTTATACCTTACAACATCGGCATTGGTACATTTTACGTTTTCACAGAGGACTACGGCAAAAAGTGGCGGTGCTGGGAGAAAGAGCCGACACGTGAAGAAACCAAACGCGAGCCGTGGAGTGAGCCATGATTGCGACAATCGGCAAAGTCATCGAGCAGCCGGGCAGCCTGACAATCCAGACTGCCCGCCCCGATGCGGAAAACTTATCCGATACCGTCACGGTGCTATGGCAGGACTGCCGCACAATCAGTCCAGAGCAACGGCGCAAGGCGTGGGCGCTGATTGGCGAGATTGCCGCCGCGACGGGATACATCGGACAGGGCGACAAGAGCGACCTAAACACGATGCTCAAGGCGGAGTTTCTGCGAGCGCGAATTGACAAGCTGCAAGCGGAGGCAATTAAGGCATTCAGCCTGTCCGACGTGGATATGACAACCGCACGGCTTTATATTGATTGGCTGGTTGAGTTCTGCGTTATCAACGACATCCCGACAAAGCAGCCGCTTGTGGAGTACGCGGAGGACATCGGCGCGTATATCTATGCTTGCGTGATGCACAAGCAGTGCGCCGTCTGTGGACGCAGACCGTCAGACCTACACCACTGGGAGCGCGTCGGCATGGGTGCAGACCGCACGGAAATCAATCATATCGGGCTGACTTGCGAACCGCTTTGCCGGGTACATCACACGGAGTGCCACACGATGGCACAGGCGGATTTTGACGAGAAATACCACATTAAGCCCGTAAAAATCGACGAAAAAATAGCGAAGCTGTACAAACTGGGGAGGAAAAGCAATGAACAAGATAACAATCATCGGGAATCTGACGCGCGACGTTGAGCTGCGCACGACGCAGAGCGGCAAGAGCGTCGCAAACTTCACGGTTGCGGTCAATCGACGCGCGAAACCGGGCGAAAAGGCGGAAGCAGACTTCTTCCGCGTCTCCGTCTGGGATAAGCAAGCGGAAACGTGCCAAAAGTACCTTGCCAAGGGACGCAAGGTGTGTGTGATTGGCAGCGTCAGCGTCAGCACATACAACGCAAACGACGGAAGCACCCGCGCGACGCTTGAAGTATTCGCGCAAGATGTCGAGTTTCTGGACAGCGCGAAACAGGATATACCGCAGGTGGCGCATGAGATGGCTCAACCGCCTGCGCCGCAGTACACCCCGGTATACAACGTGGATTTGCCGTTTTAACGGCGGCTGATGGAGGTAGAAAATGGCGAAGGTAAAGTATGTGCCGATTCCGCTCGATATGGCTGAAGACATCGAGGAGCTGTCCGACGAGGAAATTGGACTTGTTGTCAGGGCGTATCTTCAATACGGCAGGAGCGGGGAAACGGCTGAAATGCCGCGTACAATCAAGTACCTTTATAACGCACTTGTCCGCGAACTGGACAGAGCGAGCGATGGATACGAGAAAAAAATTGCGGCTGGCAAATCCGGCGGACGTGGTCGCCCGAAGAAAGAACCGTCCGAAGAAATCCAGCAGCCCGAATCGGCACAGCTCAACCCCGAACCAGAGCAGAAGCCCAAATCGCACACCCATGCACCATTCATCAGCGACGAAGAAGCAGCAGAAATCCAGCAAGGCACAAACGAGGTGCTGGACGAAGCGAAACGGCAAGGATTCCCCGACACAACGGCGACAATGGACAATATCAACCAGCTTGTGGCGGACAACGGAACGGAAGAAGTTCTGGAATGCGTCAAAATCGCCGGGGAAGCAGGAAAACCGAATATTCGATACCTAAAAGGCGTAATTAACGGACGCGCAAAAGAACGACAAGAGGAAGAACGCCAAGCGCGGATTGATGCAGAGAAATACCCGGTAGTATCAAGCGCAGATTACGACTACAAGCCGCCGTCGGTAACGTTCGGGGAGGTATTCAAAAAGTACGCAAAGCAACGAGCTTTAGAGCATCCAGAGGAACGAGTGAAGTTGGAAGAATTAGCGGGGAGATTTAGCTAATTATGGACGCATACATTAACGAGGACGCGGAAAAGAGCCTGATTGGGCTTGCAATGCAGGATGCAATCGTCGCACAAGAGGTTGCAGCACTGCCGGACAGCATTTTCGGGTTAAAAGAAATGCAAGCCTGTCAGCGCGGCATCATGCGACTTGCAAAGCAAGGAAAGAACGTTGACCTTGTAACGCTGGACGCAGAGGTACAATGCGACTTGCAAAACACCGCCCTCTTGATGGAATGCGTAAAAATGGGTATCTCTCCTGTCATGTCCCGGCAATATATAGCGATTCTGGCGGAGTGCGCGAAACGTCGCGAGCTTGCAGCACTGGCGAGAAAAATTCTGCAAGACGTGGGCAATCCCGGCGCGTCGGTGGAATCTCTTCAAGCGGAATGCGCAACAGCGGCGCAATCATCAGCAGCCGTCGATGACGGCGTAACGATGAAAGACGCAGTGTTCGCGTTTGTGGATTCAATCGGAAAGCAAGACGGCATAATGTCCGGAATCGCAGACCTTGATAATAGGCTCGGCGGATTCAAGCCGGGACAGCTCATTTACATCGGCGCACGTCCGGGCGTAGGTAAAACGTCGTTGGCTATCTGCATGGCGAAATACGTCGCAGAACACGGCGGCGGGGTGCTGATGGTGTCCTTGGAGATGAATCCGGCAGAGATTGTAGCACGTTTTCTGGCGAACGAATCCGGGGTGGACTTGCAAAAGCTGTCCACTGGAAAAATGGAGCTGTCAGATTTCGAGCGCATAACGCCGTGCTATCAAGCTGTCGCGAATCTCCCAATCAGCATCGAGGAGCGAGCGGTCACGCCCTTGCAAATCCGCAACGCAGCGGCGAAGATGAAAGCAAGCAAGCAGGGGTTGAGCCTGATTGTAGTTGATTACATCCAACTCATGAGAGCCGACGAAAAATGCGGAAACCGCACGGAGGAAGTCACGCAAATCAGCCGCGAGTTAAAGCTAATGGCGATGGACTTAGGCGTTCCGCTATTGTGCATGACGCAGTTCAACCGCGAAAGCGAGAAGGGATTCGGCAAAGCGACAAGAAGCGAGCCGGATATGTCACAAGCGAGAGACAGCGGCGCGATTGAGCAGGACGCGAACGTGTTTCTTATCTTGCATGAGCCAGAAGAGCCGCAGGACGCGAATAGCGACAGATGGCAGATATACCACAATTGCCAAGCAAACGGGTTGACGTGGCAGACGTGCCGAATCAGGAAGAATCGAAACGGCGCAACGGGGCTTGTGCATCTGGGCTTCGACAAGCCGCACATGCGGTATACATGCCTAAAAAAGGACTAAAAGGAGGAAAGCCATGTACAACATCATCGTTTACGAGAACAAACGGTTTGGAAACATTCGGACATTCGTCGAAGAAGGGAAACAAGAGCCGTGGTTCGTGGCGGCGGATGTGTGCCGAGCGCTGGAAGTCAAGAACGCACGGGATGCAGTGGCACGTCTGGACGACGACGAAAAGAATACCGTCGTTTTAACCGACGGTATTCGCGGCAATCCAAATGTGACCGTCGTCAGCGAACCCGGGCTGTACGCACTCGTCCTCAGCAGTCGCAAGCCGGAGGCGAAAGAGTTCAAGCGCTGGATTACGCACGATGTCATCCCATCAATCCGAAAGAGCGGCGGCTACATCGCAGGGCAGGAAGACATGAGCGACGCTGACCTGATGGCGAAAGCCCTGATTGTTGCCCAGCGACAGATTGAGCAGCGCGACAAGCAAATCACGGAGATGCAGCCAAAGGCGCTGTTCGCGGATGCTGTGAGCGCAAGCAAAACAAGCATCCTTGTGAACGAGATGGCGAAGCTGCTGCGGCAGAATGGCGTTGAAATCGGCGAAAAGAAGCTGTTCAAACTCCTGCGCGTGAACGGATATTTGTGCAGCAAAGGAGAGCTTCACAACTGCCCGACGCAAAGAGCTATGGATATGGGACTTTTCGAGATAAAGGAAACGGCTATCACAACGTCGGACGGCAGCGTTATACTGCGGCGAACGCCGAAAGTGACGGGCAAAGGGCAAGTGTACTTCATCAACAAGTTTAAGGGGGGATGGGCGTAATGCAAGTAAAACCAAAGCCTTGCCCGAATTGCGGAAGCAAGTATGTGGAAATGTTGTGTATATTCTTTGGCGGTAACGGTTTTGAGGTAAGATGCTTGGACTGTGGCTATATCGGTGAGCTTGGGAAAACAAGAGCCGCAGCCGTGAGAGCGTGGAATAAAGACGAAGGGAGAAAGAAGAATGCAGGATTATAATCTGAAACCGTGTCCGTTCTGCGGGGGACGAAAAATCGAACTGGTAGAACCTGATTATTTTTTCGGCAGTTGGTTTTGCGAATGCACTGCGTGTAGACAAGCCATTGCAGCAGGAAAAACGGCAGAGGAAGCGTCGGAAAAGTGGAATCGACGAGCGCCGGGATGGGTGTCCGTGAATAAGGTGCTTCCGCTGAATAGAAAGCACGTCATCGGATTTGATGCAGAGGGCAGGTGGGCCTATCCATGGTTGTATTTTTGCTCAGAAACAAAGGAATTTCTTGACGAACTGGACGACGACAAGCCCGTGAAAATCACGCACTGGATGCCATACCCGGAAGCGCCGTGGGAGGAAAGCGACAATGAGTAACGAGAAGTTCCCTGTGTTTTGTCCGTATTGTGGGGCGAAGATGCTGCTAAAAAACGAAATCTTTAACTTGCAAGCAACGGACGGGAATCGCGCGCGGTACTGGTACAGATGTCGCAACGAAGGCTGCGAATGCGATAGCCCAACACGAAAAACAGCAGAAGAAGCATACAAAGCGGCAATGAAGCGACGGCAAGAGCCAAATCGGGTGCTGACGCTGGATGAATTGCAAACGTATATCGGTTACGCTTGGTATGAAGGAGACCATAAGTGGTATCACAGCAGCTTTGATTATCCGGTTTGGATTGAGAATGGGAAGTACAACTACGAAGGAGATTTGTACGATATACCTGATGTGGAAGGACGCTTCTGGCTGCGGAAGCCGACGGAGAATGAACGCGAAGCTGCGAAGTGGCTGCCGGAGGAGAAGAAGAATAAGAAGGATGGCGAAGACGATGAATAAATACAAAAACCTGCCGCGTTGTCCGTGGTGCGGATACATGATGCGCCTGAGAAAACTTAAAAACAACGACACAGTTTATGCGGCATACTATCGCTGTTCCAACTGCAACGCACCGTCGCCACAAGTATATGCAGGTGGAGAAGAAGAAGTAGAGAGCAAGGCATACAAAGCTGCGACGAACATTTTCTGCAATCCGGGGAATCGGGAACTGACGATGGAAGAGGTGCGACAAGAACGCATTGTGTGGTCAATGCTGGAAGATTGTGATTCGCTTTATCTGCTGTGCTGGTACGCGGAAAATGATTTCTTCGACTTCTTCGTCGTGCTGGAATCGCCAATGCAGACATATGACGCGACGCAACCGACGATGATGCAACTGTTAAAAGAGCCGAAAGAGTGCATGAAAACGAGGTTTTGGCTAAGAAAGCCGACAGAGGAAGAGCAAAAAAAGAATGGAGGTGACGGGAATGAGTGAGAAAAAGCCGATGCCGAAATGCCCGTACTGCGGCGCAGAAATGAGAATCGAAAAGCCGATATTCGCGAACGAATACGATTACGATGCATCTTTAGTGGGCGCAAAAGCAGGGTGGTGCACGCAAGCGACTTGTACTAAATGCTGGTCGGTTGCACCGTTCGTTTATGGAACGGAAACAGAGAAAGACGCTTATGAAGTTGTTCGCGAAAAGGCTATGAGGCGCTGGCAAGAGCCAAACCGCGTGCTGACTCCGACCGAACTAAAATCCTACACCGGTTTTATATGGTGCGAATCTCGCGACGGAGAGGTTTTTGAACCGGGATGGGTAGAAGATATGTACACTTATGTCAGGGAATGTGAAACAATCAATCTCTGTAACGAAAACATTGATTGGTCAAAAGGACGCTGTTGGTTGCGAAAACCGACAGAGCAGGAAATGGAAAACACGCCGTGGGAGGACGAAGGAAGATGAATGAGTACAAAAACCGTGTGCTGTCCCTTGAAGAACTTGCGGTAAGCGCAGGAACGCTCGTGTGGATTGAAGATAACAACGGAGACGACGAGCCGTGCGTCCGTGCGCGAATGGTAACGTACTGGGAACCTAAAAGCCATCGCATATATTTCGACGGCGGACGCACATGGTACGCCGATTATACATACGGCGAGACGTGGCGCTGCTGGGTGAGAAAGCCCACGCCGGAAGAAGTGGCGAATACGCCGTGGGAGGAAAAGGCATGAGCAGAAAAACAAAAATAGATTGGGCAGACAGCACATGGAATCCTGTAACTGGTTGCCGGCACAGCTGCGAATACTGCTATGCGCGAAAGATTGCGGAGCGGTTCGGCGGCGTGTATTACGAGGACGAGCTGCCAAACCGCTGGGGTGAATATGAGTGCGAACGCCTACACGCAGATGGAGACTTACATGAGCTTGATTATCCGCTCAAGAATTACGGAAATAACAAAATAGCCCCGTATCCCTTTGAGTTCGACCCCACCTTCTACCGCTACAAGCTGGATGAGCCGCAGCGCTGGAAAAAGCCACGCACCATCTTTGTGTGCAGTATGGCAGACCTGTTCGGCGACTGGGTGCCAGATGAATGGATTGCGGAAGTATTCATGGCGTGCGAAGCCGCGCCGCAGCATCGGTATTTATTTCTGACCAAAAATCCAGCCAGACTTTGCAAAATGGCGAGCGCCTATAGAGTAAAGCGCTGGAATGAAACGCATGGATGGAAGACACATCCGCAGACGACAGAATACGCGCATACGCTCGTGCTTCCAAAACATGAAAACTGGTGGTTTGGAAGCACGTTGGACAACAAAAATGCCAGAAGGTTCCAAGGAGATAACCATTTTCACACGTTTACGAGCATTGAGCCGATAACAGAGAACATGGACGTTGGGCTTGGTTCTTTCGGCTCAGACGAATGGGTAATCATCGGCGCAGAAACTGGCAATCGAAAAGGCAAGATTACTCCAAAGCGTGAATGGGTTGAAAATATTGTCGAAGCCGCACAGATTACTGGCATGAAGGTATTCATGAAAGAGAGCCTTCGCGACCTTATGGGAAACGAGTTTCGGCAGGAAATGCCGTGGGAGGAAAAACAAAATGAAAAAGTATGAACTGACGGACGAAAAAAAGGTGATCGACGGTGTAACGCTGCACAGAATCCGTGCGCTGGTTGATATTCCGGAGCACGACGTGAAGGCGGGCGACTTGGGCGGCTGGATTGAGGCAGAGAGAAATCTGTCTCAGAAAGGCGCAGCATGGGTCGCTGATTCGGCGCGTGTGATTGGCGAGGCGTGGGTGACGGGTTCGGCGCGTGTGATGGGCGAGGCGTTGGTGATGGATTCGGCTGATTACATCACCATCGGCGCAATCGGAAGCCGTAACGACACAACCACTTTTTACCGTGGTGCAGATGGGAAAATATATGTTTCCTGCGGATGCTTCAACGGCTCAATTGACGACTTTGCTTCAAAAGTTAAGGCAGTCCACGCAGGGACAAAGCACGAAAAGACGTACTTGCTGGCAGTTGAGTTGGCAAAGGCGCAGATTGAGACGTAAGGGAGGAAAGCTGATGGCTGACCGCAAAATCGCGGCTATGCACCGCGAGTACGGAAAAGACTGTGCGCATAAATGTGCAGATTGCCCGAATCTCTGTGTTTACATGGCAAACAAAACATGGTACAAGTGCGCGGCATACGGTGTAAGCAGTTCCGCGGCGAGTGATTGGGCGAAAAGTTGGACGGCTTGCGGGATGTATGGGGAGCCGCTTGATGCAGACCATGTGCCGCTCATCAAGCGGCTTACCAGCACGAAACAGCAGGAAAAGCCGCTTGATGGGCAGATGACATTCTTGGAAACGGAGAAAGAAAGCTGATGAAAACTGTGACGCTGCCCGAGGCGGTGATTTTCGGCACGATGATTGGTCTGGGGCTGACGGGCTTCCTGCTGGCGAAGGAAACGCGCCCGTGGTATATTTACATTCTTCTGGCGCTCGTTAACTGTTTCATTTCGATTCTTGTTTACGCCGGAACGGATGCGCTTGCCTCGTGGTTAGGGGGATGACGATGACGGTTATCGGCGTGCTGTGTCTGCTGGCGGCTACGGTGTGCGTGGCTTGCGCATTTATCAACAAGGAGTGATGATGATTGTGAAAGAATTGCAAGATGAGATTGTGACGGTTGTGTTCTCCGAGCTTCTCCGAGCGCAAAAAGAGCATGGAGAGACGTTCAACTCCATGCCGGAGGCGTTCTCCGTAATCTGGGAGGAAATCGAGGAAGCCAACGAAGAGATGCAGCGCGTTCGACAAAAGGCGAATGACGTGTGGCTTGCAAATCGCCGGGACGATGCAGATGCGTTTCAGGTACGCGCGAGCAAAACAGCAGCGGCAGCTACACTGCTGGCTTGTGAAGCTGTGCAGGTTGCCGCTATGTGCATCAAGGCGCAGAAAGGAGGGGGAGCATGGTCGAAAAGCAAGATTGGCTGAACGCGCTGTCAATCTGCCCGGTTTGCAACGCAATGATGAAGCGATACACTACGATTGATGTTCAGGGAGGCGCATGGGTAAAATGTACAAATCCAAAGTGCGGACTACATGGCGTTCTATTTATGCCGATGTAACCCCAACGGAAGATGAAGAGCAGGAAGCCCTTTTTCATTGGGCAGATGCTCAAAGCGCCACGAAACCGTGGCTGAAAGGGATGTTCGCCATCCCGAACGGCGGCTATCGCGCCAAAGCAACAGCCGCGCGAATGAAACGTACCGGAACGCGGGCAGGAGTACCAGATATTTTCCTGCCCGTATCCAACGGGCGCGAACACGGGCTGTTTATCGAGATGAAGCGGCGCAAGGGCGGGACGGTATCGACATCGCAGAAAGAGCGCATGAAAATGCTTACCGCCGAGGGCTACCGTTGCGTTGTGGCAAAGGGCTGCCAAGAAGCGATTGACGCAATTATGCGATACATGGACGGAGAGTGAGACAATGGTGGACACCGACGAAATCCGTTACTCCTTTTGGCTTGAGAAAGAGCTGGAAAAGAACGTCAAGCGGCTTGCGGGGAACGTTTCGCGCGGATGCAAAAGCCGCCACGATTCCTACAAAGTCAGGGCGACGCAGGACGCAATCAGGAGGCTAAACGCAGAGAAGGAGGCAAACGGAGCAATCGAGAAGGTACAAGATATGCTGTACACGGAGCTAATGAGCGGACAGATTCGCCCAGCGCTGTATACAGCTATCATCAAGGCGTTTGAAGGGGTAAAATAATCGTGGGCGGTTGCGGGAGGGGAAAATGGTTGACTTAAAGCGGATGCGGTATCTCATCAGGCGGTATCCTATGGCTTGCTTGCGAGCGGAGCAGGCGCGAATCAGGGCGCAGAAGCTGACGCGGACAATCAGCGACGCGCCGCGCGGGGGCGGAAGCATGAACAGCACGGAGGAAGGGCTGTTGTATCGCGTCGAGGCGCTTGAGCGCAAGAAAGCAATCTGGGACGAGTTGTGCAGGATGCGCGAAGAACTTGCGCCGCTGGTGGATGCGCTGGAAAGTCCGCTGGAAGTGCAGTGCATGAGGATGCGGTATCTGGAGGGGCGGAGCGTTCGGGAAATCAGCTATAATCTGGCGTATTCCGAGCAGCACGTCTTCCGCGTGATTGGTAATGCGGAACGGAAAATCCAGAGCGCGGAATAAGGCGGTCGCGCATCGAAAGGTGCGCGATTTTTTCTTTGCAAAAAATCTCGAAAAAATGTGATTTACCCATTGACATATACGGCAGTACATGATATAATAATAGTGTCAGGAGGGCGGTACAAAATAAAAGCCCCCGACAGAAAGAGGTAAGGAAATGAAGCCCGAAAACTACGCGAAGCTGTCCCCTGCCGCGAAAAAGCTGTACGACAACCCAAAATTTGAGTTTGAAATCCTCACCAGCGGCGAACATGCCGGAATGCTGCATGTGATAGGTTGGGTGAAATCCATGCCGCGCCCTAATGCTGCCGCCTTGCAGGAAATCAAGGCTATTCTGCTGGAGGAAAAGGCGGAGCGCGACGCGGAAGAAGCCGCGAAGCGCGAAGAAGCCGCCCGAATCGGCAGAGAGCGCGAAGCGCGCCGCGCCGCCATCCCCGGCGTGAAGCTGATTGAAAAGGCGCGTGAAGAGTGGGACAAGTGGCACGATGACACAGTGCGCGCCATCGACAACGGCGACGGCATCCGTCCCGCCGAACCGAAGGTGAACATCGAAGAGCTGAAACAGCAGTTTCCGCAAGCCGCCGCCCTGCTCAAAGCGGAATCTTATAGCCGCTCGACTAATTATGCCAAGGCATCCGCAGGAAGCAAGGCGCGCGAACGAATCATCGACGGCGAGGACTACACGCAGGTCATTGCCGACATGGAGCAGGAATGGACAGACTATTGCCATAAGCACATGTGGGACTAATGTCAAACAGCAAAGAAAGGGGTTATGGCAATGCGGAAAGAGTACTACCAAGGCGAAGTGTCAGTCCGCGCAATGAAGAAGTATCGCGAGAAAGAAGGAATCAAAACGGTGCGCTTCGACGTTCGCGCTGGGAGCAAAGAGGCGCTGGAAGAAGAAGCAAAGCGCCGTGGTCTTTCGGTGGCGCAGCTAATCGTTGATTCCGTAAACGCCTATGTCGGGCGTGTAATAATTTCCAACAAAAAACAATAATGGCATGGGGGCGCATCCGCTGGGGTGCGCCTTTTTCGTTGCGCAAAAAGTTTGCAAAAAATCCGAAAAAAATGTGATTTGCCTCTTGACATATACGGCAGTATATGCTATAATAATAGTGTCAGGAGGGCGGTACAAAAAATAAAGCCCCCGACAGAAAGAGGTAATGATTATGAAGACTATCAAGCTGAGCACCAAGGCGCTGGAAACCCTCAACCGCAACATGGAGTACACCACCCGCAACTGGACTTATATCCGCGACGCGTGGACTGGCGAGTACAAGCGCATCGCCAATGACTGCTTCGGAACTACAGCAGTCCTCACCGACTGGGAAACCGTCATCGTGAAGTAAGAGGAGGGGAAAAGTCATGACGAACGAGCAGATTATCGCGAACTCCGCAGTCGCAGCGGGAATCTTCACGCAGGAGGAAGCAGAAGCCTACTTCTCACACGGGTTGCGCCTTCCGATTCACACCTTCGCCGAGTGGAAGAACCACGGGTACATGGTTAAAAAGGGCGAACACGCCGCGCTGACCGTGAGCATCTGGAAGCCCAAGACGCGCAAGAAGAAGGACGAAAAGAACGTGGAAGCGGACAAGGAGGAAAACAGCGGGTTCTTCCTGACGACCGCATACCTGTTCACCAAGCAGCAGGTGGAAGCAATCAAGCCCGCTTAATCGCAACAGAATGCCGCCTGAGAGCCGTTGGAGCAATCAGGCGGCATAATTATGAGCAAAAACAAGCAAGCCGTTAGAACGCGAAATGGGCGGCATTGCTGTCAATGGCAAAGAAACGAAAACATATAGAAATAAAAAAATGAGAGTTATGAGAGTAATTTTCGTGCTATAATGTAAAATGTAAAAGCAGCAAGAAAGACGTGAGCAGTGATGCAAGCGTCTTTTTTGTTGGAAGAGGCGACTATGGAAGTGCTGCTCTTACCTCTTCGGCGGCGGGATTTATGCGCGATGCGCTTTGTTGCGTTGGTGGGGACGCAACGGAAGAAGAGGAGGGAAAAATGGAGCAATTGACGCTTGCAGAAGCATCGGAGGAGTACAAGGCGTTTGTTGATAAGTTCAAGCCGAAACTGACAACGGACGATTGCTATACGCCGCCGAACATTTACGAGACGGTGAAAGAGTGGGTGTTCGAGCATTACAACCTTGACAAAAGCACGAAGGTAATTCGTCCATTTTATCCGGGCGGCGATTACGAACACGCAGAATATCCAGAAAACAGCATCGTTATTGATAACCCGCCATTCTCCATCCTCTCCAAAATCGAAAAATTCTATCTTGCGCGTGGCATCCGCTTTTTCCTGTTTGCGTGGGGGACAAGCTGCTTGCGACCGTTTAAGGGACTGCATTTTTTGTGTGTCGGGTACAGTGTGACATACCAAAACGGCGCAAAAGTCAATACGGGATTCGTAACAAACTTGGGGGGGGGCATTTGGTTGAGACTGCGCCGGACTTATACCGCAGAATAAAGGCAGCAGACGCGGAAAACGTCAAAGCACAGAAAAAACGACTTGACAAGCTGAAATTTCCGCCGCAAGTCGTAACCGCCGCGCAACTCAACCAGCTTTCCGCAAAAGGACAATACTTCACGCTCGACGAGAAGGAAGTTTTTTTTGCAAGAACGCTCGACAACGCGAAGAAAGGCGTTTTTGGGGGTTGCTTCCTGCTATCGGAGAAGGCAGCGGCAGAAAGAGCAGCGGCAGAAAGAGCAGTAAACGACGAAACGCTGTACATCACACTGTCCGAGCGAGAAAAGGAAATCATCAAAGGGTTAGGAGGTGCGGCGGAAACGTGACGGACTTTAACATCGACATTCCGGAAATCCATTTCCCCGACACAATCGAACTTGACGATGACATAGACTTCTCCGTCGCTGACTTCTCCATCGTGGACGATGAAGAGCAGACGCGCATCATAAAGCCAAAGATGGCAAAGTCGGCAATCTACAACAAGGCGGATTTTCAATACGCACGAGACCTTGCCGCAAAAATTTGCCTGGAACGCAACGCACGGACTACCTGCATCGTTCCCGGCAATTTCATTTTTGGCGACTTGCCGGAAGCGCTTGTGATGTATCGCGGCATCGACCTCAAAACAATCTACTGCTCAACATTGTCGCTATCAGAAAACAACGTGGACAGCTTCAAGAATCTGCTGCTTTTCCGCAACGTGGAGAAAATCAATCTGATGCTGTCCGGGCTACTTCTACAGCCACTACAAAACGGATTTAATTCCGTACTTGTACGAAGAGCTGGACATCGACAACAAATTGCAAGTCGCTTTCACAAACACGCACATGAAAATCCTGCTGATGGAAACGCACAGGGGGAATCATTATGTGCTGACGGGGAGCGCGAATTTGCGGAGCGCGTCTTGCTTGGAGCAGTTCGACTTCGAGGAGAACGAGGGGCTGTTTAACTTCTACCGGGAAGCGTTCGACAGTCTAATCGACAAGTATAAAACAATCGACTACACGAAACCAAAAATCGCAAGGGGGAATAAAGCATGGCAAGCGGTTCGGGCAAGGCAAGACTGCGCCTCAAAAACGGCGGGACGCTGAAAGGGCGCACACCCGCAATCAACAGACGGAGAAGCTATTACATGGTAAACCGAGAGACGGGCGAAATCATGAGGTAATCCTCAGGCGGTGAGTAAATGCCAACGGAACAGGAAAAAAAACAGTATGCGCACGGGAAACATCCTAACAGCCTTGCGAATCTCAAAAAGGGAAAACGCTTCGGGAATGGCGAGGGTAATACGCTGAATGCGCGAGAAGAAAACAAAAAGTCCGTCGCAGTTCGGAACGGCAACAAGACATTGCGTGAATTTGCGATTGACTTTGCAGATAAGCCGATGAAAAACGGAATAACATTCAAGGAGGCGTACATCATGCGCCTTGCAAAAATGGCTGCCGATGGAAATCTTGCTGCTATGCAGTATTTTGCAAAACTCATCGGAGAAGACCCCGGCGACGTTGTAACCGTCAAAGCGCCGACGCTGTCCGAGGACGCGAAAGCTGACATCGACAAGCTGCTGAAAGAGACGCGGGGAGAAATAAAATGACGACGCTGACGCGGGATGAAGTGTGGAACATCTGGCGATACCATCCCGCCGCCGTCGGAAGAATGTGCGGATTCCGCGACCTGACGGATGAGCTTCACGGACGCTGGATGCAGCACATCATCTACGGAGCGGACGATTACACGCTTCAAGCGCATCGTCTATCCTACAAGTCTTCCTGCCTTTCCGTAGCGCTGGCAATGTGGTGCGTCCTCAACCACGGAAAAAACGCGATTTTTATGCGAAAAACCGACAGCGACGTTGTGGAGAGCATCGCACAGGCGAAAAAGGTATTCGCGAACGAGGCTTTTTGCTACATGGCGCAAATCCTCATGCAGCAGGACGTGACGCTGCTGAAATCGGGCGGCAACTGCATGACGGTGAGCGTGTACGATTCGCCGCGTGGCGCTGACCAGCTAATCGGCATCGGCTGCGGTTCGTCCATGACGGGCAAGCACGCGGATTTGATTGTTTGCGACGACGTGGTAAACCTCAACGACCGAATCAGCCGCGCAGAACGAGAGCGCACCAAGGGCGTTATACAAGAGCTAAGAAACATCGTCACCCGCGACGGGCGAATCGTCTTCATCGGCACACCGTGGCACATCGAGGACGCGTTCACGCTGGTTGCGCCGCCGGAGAAGCACGACTGCTACACGACCGGGTTGATTGTGCCGGAGAAGCTGGAAGAGCTGCGGAAATCAATGTCGCCGTCGCTGTTTGCCGCGAACTACGAGCTGCGCCACATTGCCGCCGAAAATGCGCTGTTCGATACGCCGCCGACGTTCACGCCGGAAGCGGAAAAGTTGCGGGACGGCATCGCGCACGTTGATGCTGCATACGGCGGAGAGGACTACACCGCGCTGACGTGCGCCAAGAGGGACGGCGACACGCTGTATTTGTACGGGCGTTTGTGGCGCAAGCACGTTGACACGCTGATGGAAGCGCTGCAATCGGAGACGGAGCGCCTAATGTGCGCCCCGATTTACTGCGAAACAAACGGCGACAAGGGATATTTGGCGCAGGAATTGCGCCGCCGAAACATGGCGGTACGCGCATACCCGGAGAAAATGAACAAGTACCTTAAAATCAGCACATACCTCAAAAAGTGGTGGGGAAATATCGTGTTTTTGGAAGGCACGGACAGGGACTATATCGCGCAGATTATGGATTACACCGAGGACGCGGAGCACGACGACGCGCCGGACAGCGCCGCGTGCTGCTGCCGGATTCTCGATAGGAGCGGCGCGAGTTTATATGTTGGGGGGTGATACAGATGTTTACAAAATTAACATGGCAGGACTGGCAGAACGAGCCGGACAAGGGAAAGGCGACGCTGGCGGTTATCGGGGCATATAAACACAGCGAGGACTTTGACAAGGCAGGAATCGCGCAACGCTACTACGAAGCACGGAACGACACAGTTTCCGCGAAAGTCGTGCTGCGAGCTACCACATCAGAATCGGAGCAAAAAACCGCCGACGGAAAAACAGTTAAGAAGAAGGGGACGGCGACGGAAGCAGTCCCCGGACAGCGCATTTATAGCGACTTTTTCCGCCGATTTACCATGCAACAGGCGAATTATCTGCTTGGAAACGGCGTTGAGCTGGAAAACGACGCGATGAAGGGCAAGTTAGGCATCGGGTTCGACACGACGCTTGCAAAAATCGGGCTGTATGCGCTGGTGCATGGCGTTTGCTGGGGGTACTGGAACCTCGACCACGTTGAGATTCTGCGAGCGTACACGGACAAAAATAGCGGGTTTGTGGCGCTGCTGGACGAGCTGACGGGCGAACCGATGGTTGGGGTGCAGTTCTGGCAGATTGGCGACGACAAGCCGCTGATGGCGCGTGTTTTTGAGCCGGACGGCGTGACGGTCTACAAAACGCGCGAAAATGCCTCTGATTTGGAGGTGGCGCAGGAGAAACGCGCCTATAAACGGACGTATGCAAGAGACATCACGGGCGAGCGCCTTGTCTCCGAGGAGAATTATAGCGCACTGCCGATTGTGCCGCTGTACGCGAACGACAAGAAGCAGACGGAGCTTACGCTTGCAATCCGTTCCAAAATCGACTTGTACGACATCGTACTTTCCGACTTTGGAAACAATCTGGAAAAGGCGAACGATGTTTACTGGGTGCTTAACAACTTCGGGGGCAACTTCGACGAGGTTGCGCTGATGCTGGAACAGATTCACCGACTAAAAGCGATTGCGAACATCAGCGACGGCACGTCATCCAGCACAGTAACGCCGGAGACGTTTGAAGTGCCGTATGCCGCGCGCCAAACCGCGCTGGAACTGCTGGAACGGCAGCTATACCGCGATTATATGGCGCTGGATGTATCGGAGCTGACGGGCGGCAGCCTGACGAACGTTGCAATTCGGGCAAGCATGGCGAATCTGGACTTGAAGGCGAACGCCTACGAATGGCAGTGCTTTGAGTTCGTGCAGAAACTGCTGCGGATTCTGGGCATCGAGACGGAGAAAATCCGCTTCAAGCGACAGACAATCGCAAACGAGAGCGAGATTATCCAGAACATCTACACAGCGCAGGGCGATTTAGACAAGGAGACGCGTCTGAAACTCAATCCGATGATTCTGCCGGAGGAAATCGACGACATTATCAAGCGCGGGGAAGAAGAATCGCTTTTGGGTATGCGGATGGCGCAACAGGCAATGCAGCAAACGGAGGGGGACGAACAGAATGCTTCTGATTCTGATGGTAATTCTGGTAGTGTTGGCAGCTAACAACGTGATTATCGTTCCGGGCTGGCTCTTGTGGTTTGGCTTCATCGTAGGGACAATTGCGTACATTGACGAACACGATTCGTTGTGGGAGAAAAAGCCGTGACGGACGTGGAGCGCAACGATTTGCGCGAAGCCGCGCTGCAAATGCGCATAAAGGCGATGTACCAAGAGGCGCTTGATATCGCCACGAAGCGCCTGAAAGACTTCTTGCAAAAAAAGCAACAAGTGGACGATGGCAAGATAAAGCCGCCCGCGTACTACGACACTCCAGAAAAGGTAGAGAGGTGGAAAGCTGGTTTTGTCCGCGAACTTATCCGCCAATACCGCGTGGAAGAAGTAATTATGGAGGAAATCTGCAAGGCAGGGAACCGGGCAACCGACGACATCCGTAACACGATGGGCGACGTGTACGCCGACAGCTTGGGAGAGGCGCAAACCGTCATCGAGGCACAGGCAGACCGCACGGGTGTCAAGGTGTCGTTCGCGCAGCCCAACAAGCGCGAAATCAAAGCGATTTTCGCCGCGAACGAGACAGCATTCACAAAGCTGGCATACAAGAATTTAGGGCAGAACACCGAAATTCGCCACAAGCTGCAAAACGCGCTGGCGCTGTCATCCACGCTGGGCGAGGACCGGAAGAAGCTGATGAACCGCATCGGCGACATCACGGGGCAGAGCGAGTGGCAAGCGCGGCGCGTGGCGCAGACAGAGCGGACGCGCTCACAAAGTCAAGCGAGTTACGCCGCGTCGCAGGAGGCAGCAGACCAAGGCGTAACGGTTTACAACAAGTGGTTTTGCCGATTCCAAAACAGCCGTGAAGCGCATATGGCGCGACATGGCAAGATGGCGAAGCAGGGCGAGTGTTTTCCGAACAGCAACATCCGCTTTCCGGGCGACCCGAACGGCAGCGCAGCGGAAACAATCAATTGCTACTGCATGATTATGCCGAAAGTCATCCTGTCCACCGAGTATGTGGACGCAGACGGCAACATCCGAAAGAAGGAAAAGAAATGAGCGGGTTCGTAGACCACACGCCGGAAATCAATCAGAAGCTGGAACAGGCAATGTTTGTCGGGCTTTTAGCGGTTGCGCAAGAATCCGTCGGCATGGTACGCGAGAAGATGGTGACTGGCTATGAGCATAAGGTCTACGACACTGGCAATCTGGCGAGAAGTATCACCGCAGACATCGGCCCGGACAACAACGAAGTAACCATCGGCACAAACGTTGAGTACGCGCATTATGTGCATGATGGACACGCGGGACACGCCGTTTTCTTTCCCAAGCTGGGCGACAAAGGCGAGTTCCGCGTCATTCCGGGAGGGTACACACCCGGCAGACCGTTCATGACGGACACATTCGCGGATTCTGCAAACGCGAAACGCCTTGTGGACATCATGGCGGACACAATCAAGCAGAATATGGACTAACTACAGCAATATCAGCGCATGGCGAAGCACAGCCGTGCGCTGTTTGCATATAAGCGGAAAGGCAAAGAACCGCATTTCCGCAAACAATCAAAGGCGCAAAGCACCGCGCCCCGAAGCAAAGGAGATTGAATCATGAACATCCTCACCCGAAAGAACCTGAAAGCCCTGAATGTGCCTGATGAAGCGATTGACGCGATTGTGGAAGCCCACAGCGACGCAATCAACGACATCAAGGCGGAGCGTGACAAATACGCGGAACAGGCGAAGCAGATTGCAGCGCTGACCACGGAGCGCGACACGCTCAAGCAGCAGCTTGCCGACGCGAAGAAGAGCGGCGGCGACGCGCAGAAGATTCAGGAGGCGTTCGACGCCTACAAGCAGCAGGTGGAAACAGAGAAGAAAACCGCGACGTTGACAACCGCCGCGCGAAAGCTGCTGACCAGCAAGGGGATGCAGGAGAAACTTGCTGACCTTGTGATGGCAAAGCGCGGACTGGACGGAATCGAACTCGACGACAAGGGCGCAATCAAGGACGGCGACAAGCTGATTGACGCGCTCAAGGGCGAGTACGGCGACCTTTTCTCCACGCAGCAGCAGCAGGGTACACCTACCACAACCCCGCCGAGCGGCGGCAATGCCACGCACGGCAGCGGACGCGCCGCAGCACTGGCGGCGAAGTACGCGCAAGATATGTATGGCGCAGTTGCGCCGGAAGGAGCGAAAAAATGAGCTTTACCAACAATTCTACCGGGCGTGTGTATCACCCCGGTTATTTTCTTGAGAACGCCGAGGACGCAATCCGCGAAACCAAGCAGATTAAGCAGTCGGGCGCTACCACCGCCAAAAACGGCGCGAAGTACGTCAAAATGGGAACTGTTTACCCCGCGAACGACGGCACTGCTGTCGGCATCGTGTACGAGGACGTGGACGTTACCAGCGGCGATATGCCAGGCAGCGTCGTGACGCGCGGCACGGTTTACGAGAGCCGTCTCCCCGTCGCAATCAACAGCACCGCCAAGAGCGCGCTGACGGCAAAGGGCTTCTATTTCATCGCCGCCGAAGCCGCGACGGTTCGCCCGTACTGACGAAAGGAGAATACTATGCAGATTCCGTCTTTTGAGAACAATATCTTCGGTCTTATCCCCAAGGAGGAGTGGCTTGACGTTGGCTTTAACGTCAGCCGCCCGAATGACCCGGTTGACGCGCTGTTTCCCGATGAATACAGTGAAAATCTCGTGGCTAAGTGGCAGGAGATTGCTAACCAGTACCAGCTTCCCGTGATGGCTGACTTCCACAGCTTCGATAGCCGGACGAACATCGCCACCCGCATCCCCGTCGATACCCACAGCATCGAGAAGGGACTGATTAAGGTAAAGATTAACCAGTCCGAGCGTATGCGTGCGCTGCTGCGTTCCGGCGTGCAGAATGACGCAATGTATGACTACGTTATCCGTGATGGCATCATGCTTGCCGACCAAGTTGTGACGCGAACCAAGGTTGCGAAGAACGAGGTTCTGGCAACCGGCAAGATGACTATCAAGGAAAACAATCTCGACCTGACCATCGACTACGGCGTGAAGCCGGAGCAGACGGAATTCACGTTCGACTTCAGCGAGGACGCGGACATTCCTGCACAGATTCAGTTCGTGGTGGACACCGCGCTGGAAGCGGGAACAACGGTTGACACCATCGTTACAAGTCGCAAAGTGCGAAATCAGATGCGTGCAAACCGTGCAATCCAGAAGCGCATCAACGGCACGTTGAGCGAGGGCGCGTATGTGAGCAACGCCGCGCTGGATACGTTCCTTTCCACGGAGTACGGCATTAACCGCGTTATCACTAACGATTTGCAGTACGCCATTGATGGCGGCATCGGCGCGGACGGGCGACCGATTCGCACCACGAAGCGCTATTTCCCGCAGAACAAGATGACGTTCCTCGGCACTGGCAGCGCCATGACGCGCATCGGCGCGGGCTTGTGGGGACAGACCCCGGAAGAAACGGTCAACACCGCAAACACCGGGCTTAACGTCAATCAGTCCGGGCAGCACCGCTATGTGATGGTGTCGCAGTGGGTGGAGAACGACCCCGTTGTGCTGTGGACGCGGGCATCCGGCTTGTTTATGCCGGTTATCTTTAATCCGCAGAGCATCTGGATTGCAACCATCACGGACGCGGCGACGGGACAGTTGACGGTTTCCTCTGCCGCTGGCACTGGCAAGGGCAACACGACGCTGACTGTCAGCCCCGCGAAGGAATCCAGCTCCAACCTGTACAAGGTGAAGGCTGGCACGACCGCGCCGACTGCGACCTATGGACAGAATGTGCGGACCTGGAGCAACTGGGACGGCACGTCTGACCTTGCCATTGCTACCGGGCAGAAGGTGACGGTTGCGGAATGCACCAGCGACTACCGCGTGATTCGCTCCGGCAGCGCGACGGTGACGGCAGCGACCTAATGGAGGTGGAAACATGGCTGTGACGCTGGAAATGGCAATGCGCGAGTGTAACAACTTTTTTGAGCGCTGCAAGTACGCGGGGGAGATTCGCATTGCGGGCGGGAAAATCGTCCCTGATGTAGGTTCGCCGTATGTGTACATCAGCGGCAGCGCGCGGAACGACGGCGTTCACAGCCTTGTTTCTGGCGCAATGGAGGACGCGGACGGAGAGGAAACTTTCGACGGCACGTTGTGGTTTCTGTACCCGCCGCGCCCGTTTATCGAGATTGCAAAAGAATGCGCGGAGTACGAGAAGAAAAACCCGACGGGGGCTTATACGTCGGAATCGTTCGGTCATTACAGCTATTCGCGGGCGACTGGCAGCAATGGCGTTGTGACGTGGCAAGCGGCATTCGCGGACAAGCTGCGACCGTATAGGCACATGTACACGGAGGTGGGCTGATGGCGTGGAGTGATTTTTTGGATGACGCTTGCATCGTCGACAAGCGCACGGAATCCGACGGCATGGGCGGCATCGTTGTCACATGGACAGATGGCGCGCCGTTCCGCGCTGGATTCATCCGCAACAGCAGCACGGAAGCCCGGATTGCATACCAGAACGGCATCCGCGAACTGTTTACCATCGTATTTTCTGATATGCTGGAATTGCTTCCGAACGACCGCGTGAAGCGGATTTCAGACGGCAAAGTCTTCCGCATCACGTCGGACGCGCGGGACATGACAACGCCGGAGCAGAGCGATATGCACTTCCGAGAGGCGGACGCGGAGGTGGTGACGGCGTGATTGACTTGCAGCGGAAACTATACAAGTTTTGGAGCAGCTTCACCTACGAGGGAAAGCCCATCCCTGCATACATCGAGGACGCAGTGCCGGAGGAAGCGTCTTTCCCCTATTTCGCGTTTCAGGTGCAAGAGGGGGACGCGTTTGGCAAGTCTACAATGATTTGTACCCTTTGCTGTCAGGCGGAAAACGGAAGCAACGTAAACTTGCAGCGCGCCGCAATCCTTGACGAAGTTCGCCGCGCTATTCCGCCGGAGGGAACGGCAATCTATTGCGACGATGGCTTTATCACGCTATACCGCAACAATAGCAACTTTTTCCGCCTTGAAGTGGACACGACGCTCAAAAGCGTCTGCTATGGGCGGATTTACTACGAAATCGTGACTTATTACACCTAACAGGAGGTAACAAAATGACGACTGGTCTTCGGGCAAGTACATTTGAAAACTTGCAGCTCAACGCCGGGATGTTTCTTGCTAATTTCGACTATTCCACCGCCACGGACGCGGCGACGCTGGGCGCGCTGCTGAAAACGGAGCGCGAAAAGACAAGCGGCTCTGCGCTGATTGGCGCAACGCGCGGCGGCGGCACGTTCGTCTGCACGCCCAACACGCGCAGCATCGAAGCGGACGGCAAGCGAGAGGAATGGAAAGGCAGCAGCGTCAACGATGGCTGGACTATTAAGCTGACGACTACCCTGCTGGAAATCAACGCAACCAACCTTAAGCGTTCTTTTGGCACTGCCGATGTAACGGACACGGAGAAGAAGCACACAATCAAGATTCGCACCGACATCAAGGACGCGGACTATATTGAGAGTCTCGTCTGGGTTGGCGACACCTCGAAGGGCTATGTGCTGATTGCCATTAAAAACGCACTGAACACGGCGGGCGCAACGCTGACGTGGACGGACAAGGGCGAGGGCACTATTCCGGTTGAGTTTACCGCGCATCAGGACGGACTGGAAACCGACGGATATGCCCCTTGCGAGGTCATTTTCTTCGACCCCGCCGCTTAATAACACGCGGCAGGGTTCGCGCCCTGCCGCACTTTCGTGAATTTTGAGGAGGAAAACGCATGAATACCGCAACCGCATTTGAGCAGATGGCGAACGCCATTCCGTACATCGACAAGCTGGTCAACAGCAAGGAAATGAAAGCCTTTGTAGAAGAAAAGAGCAAGGGCGACGTTGTCGGACGCGACATCCTGATGAAGATGCTGCCGATTCTGTACGCCAAGCATCCCAAAGAAACGATGGGGATTCTCGGCGCGATGCACGGCAAGACGGCGGAAGAAGTCGCAGAAATGGACTTCACGGAAACCGCCGCCATGATGGACAAGGACACACTCGATTCGCTGTTTGCTTTTTTTACCTTTGCGCTTCGTCTGGGGTGCATCATGTAATCCCTGTGTTATACAAATACCGCCCGCAAAACGTTCACGCGCTGGGTGTGCTTCTGGCGCACGAAAAGCAGGAGGAAGCAAAACGTTGCTACATGGCTAATATGGCGTGGATGACGGTGCTTGCTATTTCGTCGTTCGGCGGCGCGAATCTGGAAATTCCGTCATACAGCGACGTTTTCGGCGAAGAGAAGAACGAAACAAAGCAAAAAACAGCAGAGGAAATCTGCGACGATATTATAAACGGACTAATGGCGAGGGGAGGTGCAGAAGATGGCGGAAGCATTTGAGCTGTACGCAAGTTTCAAGATTGATACAAGCGGATACACGCAAGAGCTGAACAAAATCCGGCAGGAAATGGAGCAGTTTCAGCAAGAGCTCAACAGCCTTGCTATTCATCCGACGTTTGACGGTGGACGTTTTCAAGCAGAATTGCAGCAAGCGCAGCAGCAGTCCACGCAGGCGACGGAAGAAATCAAGCGTTTGCAGCAGCAAATCCAGTCCTTGCAGGAAGCCGCAGAGGATTCGGGGGACGATTCCAAAAACAGCATCACTGGGCTTCTAAAACGCATCGGCATCGTCGGCGAAATTGCAAGCGGACAGTTCCTCGGAAATATGTTTGTGAATGGCGTCAATACCGTTATCGACGGCGTCACAGGTTCAATCAGCGAATCAATCGGACTTGCGTCCGACCTTGTGGAGACGCAGAACGTTGTTGATGTGACGTTTGAAGATTCCGCGTCCACCATTAACAAGTGGGCGCAGGAGGCGCTGAACGCCTACGGCATCACGGAAACCAAGGCAAAACAGTATTCATCCACGCTGGGCGCGATGTTGAAATCTATGGGCATTGCCGATGACCAAGTGCTTCAAATGTCTATGGATATGGCGGGTCTGGCGGCGGATATGGCGTCGTTCTACAACCTCGACCACGACACGGCATTCGAGAAAATCCGCTCCGGAATTTCCGGGGAAACTGAACCCTTGAAGGCGCTCGGCATCAATATGTCCGTCGCAAACCTAAACGCCTTTGCCCTCGAAAAGGGCATGAACAAGGCGTTTGATAAAATGTCGCAGGCGGAACAGGCGACGTTGCGCTATCAGTATCTGCTGGAAGCCACGAAGGACGCTCAGGGCGACTTCGCGCGAACCGGGGACAGCTTCTCAAATGAGATGCGCAAGCTGCAAACGAATCTCGACCGCATTAAGACAGAGTTTGGCAAGGGTCTGCTGGGCGTTGTAACGCCCGCGATTTCGCTGCTCAACAACGTGCTGTCGGATAAGTCATACCAGTACACCACAGCCGAAAAAATCATGCAAGAGCGGGACGACGCAATATACGACGCAAAGGCGACCTATGCGCAGTCGCTCACAATCGTTAATTCCATGCGCAACATGGAGCAGGAGAGCGGCGAAGCTGTAAAGGCAACGAAAGCGTGGCAGGAAGCCCTCGAAAACCTTAAAAACGTTATGCCGGGACTTTCGCAATACGTTGATTTAACCTCTGACGCAATTATGGGCAACACAGAGAGAATTAAACAGTATGTGGATACCGTGAATGGCGTGTCGCTGTATGGTGCACATGATACCGCCGTTACCGATGCACAAGCAGCAGTTGATGAAACGGAAAAACAGCTTGAATCCCTATATGCACGCAGAGATTATCTAAACTCGCTAATTGTGGGGTCTAACGCTGAAGAAGTAAAAGCCGCATATCATGATGTAGTAGAAAATGCCTATCAGTCCTTTGTCCGCACAATGGCTGGAACAAATGCCAACTATACGTTTGCCAATACATTTGACGAATTTTTTGCATCGCAATATGATGAAGTCGACAGGGCGATTCGCGGGGTTGGAGATTCTTCCATAAATCTCTTCGATTTCGGAGACATGCAAGCTGCGGCGTGGAGCAAGCTCACAGAAGCAATGAGCTTGCAAACATTCGATAGCAGCGCCGCCGCCGGAGAATTGGAAGATGTTAATAGGCAAATCGAAGAAACTAACGATAAACTGAACGAGAATCAGACCGCGCTTGCAAGGGCAACAGCGGAATGGGAAGCGTACAAACGTGCACACCCGGAAGCCGAAGAACAGGTAAAATTCAACGAAGCCGTCGAGGACGAAAAGAAAGCCCTCGAAGACCTAAAGACCGCGCTGAAAGACGTGGATACCTACCGCGCGGACACGCTGAAAAAGGCGCAGGAAGCCTACAAGGGCGTTGCGTCTGGCATGGGCTACATGGTAACGCACACGCAGGAGGAAATGAAGAAGCTCCTCGATACCGATTACAGCAAGGAAAATGTGCTTAGTTGGTATGGCACGAATGCGGATGCGCTACACGCCTATAATGATGCTTTGCAGCAAGCCGAAGCGGCTGGCGTTGACGTTGGCATCTTGTCAGGGCTTACTACATACTCCCGCGATAACGATGCGTACCTTTCGCGTCTGCTGAACCTAACGCCGGAAGAAATCAAGCAGCTAAATGCAGACTACCAGCGCGCCCGCGACGAAGAAAACGCGATGGCGGAAACCAAAACGCGGTATACGCTTGCGAATGATGAAACCTATCAGTCAATGCTTTCAACCATGGAGAAGGCGCTCGAAGCGTTTGACCAAAAGGACGCAATCACTGCGTACATGGCGGAAAATGACAGCGCGTTTTTGGCTGGCATCGACGACATACGCAAGACGCTCGAAGCGGAAATTCCGGGCATCAATGCGCTTCTCGAACAGTTGGGGTTCAAGCAAATTGATTACGAACTGGAAGATAAGCCGTGGATATCCGATTTCTTCGTTCGCGGAGATGCTGACCAGCGAGAAGAAGATATTGCGCACGAGAAAACCGCCCCGACGCTCAAAGAGCAAGCGCAAGCACGCCGCGCCCGCGAACAGGCACGAGCGCGAAGCGGCTATGCGGACATGATTGAAGATGGGCTAATGCCCGACGACATCAAAGCCCGCGCGCAGCGGTGGAATCGGCTCGTAGAAATGAAGACGCAGGAAATGAACGACATCGTTGACATTTTGGAACAGCGCATGGAGGAAAACCAGCGTCAGCGGGAAGCCGAAGAAGCGGAGCAGTGGAATAATCGAGCAACAAAAGATATGCCGCCACTATATATGATGGACACGATTATTGCCAACGCAGCGCACCCTAAATTTGTGCCGAATACATACATCGGCGCACCTTCGAGCGAACAGCAAGAAAAAACAACGGGCGGCAATGTTTTCTCCGCCATCGAAAGCGCCATTGACGCAGCAAAAGAAATCGAAAGTAGAACGATACAGGAAGATTTTGTAACGCAGTCTATTTTCAATGCGCTTGGAGAAATGATGGAGAACTACAAGGAAAGCCTAAGAAACAATAGCGCACCCAACATTTTTAGCAATAGCGACGGCGTTCTCTTCGTTCAAGTTACAAACCCGGACGAAATTGCGAACGCGGTTTCCGGGCTTCCGCCAACAACCATCAATAACACATTCAGCGTGGACGGCAAAACCGTCGCAACGGAGGTTGCTCCCATTGTTAACAAGATAATCGGCAGGGGCATCCGTGGAAATCTGATGGAGGTGGCGCGATAAATGGTAACACGATACCGCGCGTGGATGGGTGAGGAAGCGCTGGAAGACCTCGACCCGTCCATTATCATCATCGACATTTCGGAGGACGCGCCGAAGGAAGCCGTGACAACCGAAGCACGCCCCGGCGGGGGAATGTACCTCACCGGGCAGCTTCGGCAGTCCATCACGGTAACAATCGCCGTGGAAATCCACGAAGCAAACACCATCCACAGGCAGCTTGTCCTCGGTAAAATCATGCGCTGGGGCAGCGGTGGACAGTACCTGCGCACGTCATACCGCCCGGGACAGCGGTTGTACATCGACAGCATCGAGGCGGCGAGTGTTTCCGCGCTCAAGTGGACGGATACGCTGGAAATCAAGCTGACGGCATACCAGCGCCCGTGGTGGGAGGAAGCAACTGTTTCCAAAATGGAAACAGTTGAAGCAAGCAAAAGTGGCATCCTGACGGTTTACAATCGCGGGGACGTGGCGTGTCCGCTTGAAGCGGTTTTTGTGGCAATCGACCCGCTGACAAACGTTGCAATTAGTTGCGGAAGCGAAAAAATCGTGCTGACGAATATCAGCGTGAAAACGGGCGAGGAAATCCGCATAGTACACGACGATAACGGCATCCAGCAAATCACGGCGGCAGGGCAATCCGCGATGGGCAACCGAAACGGACAATCTGCCGACGAAATCACGCTAAAGCCCGGAATCAACAAGGTGTCGTTCAGCGGCGACGGGCTTTTGTCGCTGACGGTCACTGCGAGGGGGCGGAAATATTAACTATAAAGCATATGGCATACCGCAGGAAGTAACCCTAACGTCCAAAATAAAATGCCGTCTTGAGGTAAACCCTGATGTGGAAAATCCCACTGGTTGGCAGATGGAAGTCGGCTATCCAACAATCGGGAGAACAAAGGTCACTTTTCCGGTTGTTCTTCCAGCCGACGCAGTAATCACCTCCGCACGAGTACACGCAGATTTTCGGCGCGACCTTTGGGGCAATCAACAAAAGCAGGACGTAAACGACGTCCATGTTGACGAGGCTGGATTTTCGTCCATCACGCTTCCAGACGGAGCAAGTACAACATCGTTTGTTGCAATACTCTCTTTCCAAATGTGGAAAAAGATTTACACAGACAGCAACGAACGAACGTTTAACGTAGACGTCCGCGACATCTACCTCACAATCGACTATGTTTCCGGCATCATCCCCGACCCGGACGCAAGCAAGGCATACACCAACAACGTTCGCTTGCCGCGTCTGCTGGACAAAAATCTACGAGAAATCAAGCGCTTGCGCCCTTCATCGTTGTCTTTGTCGCTAACAATCGACGATATTTCCACCGCAAGCATGACGCTCGTGGACGGTACATGGATGGACGCAACGCAGTTCGTGGAGTTGTACCACATCGGCGGCAGCGTCGGCATCTTCCGTTTGCGCTCGGACACGCAGACATACAGAAATTACGCAACGCAGGAAGTCAACCTCGACCACGCTATTTCTACGCTGATGGACGGGCTTCTCCCGGAGCAGCTAAAAATCGGCAGTGCATCCGTTGACGCGGTTGATGTTCTGGCACAGCTTCTCACCTACCAGCCGGAGACGCGCTGGCAGATGGGAACGTGCGAGTTATCGCAACACCTCACATACGATTTCGACGCAGGGACGAACATCTGGACAGCAATCAACAACGTCAAGAACTTGTCGCCCGCAGAAATGATGTGGCAGTACGACTTCTCCACTCATCCGTGGACGCTCAATCTCGTTAATATGCCAAATACCGTCTCCTGCGAAGCGCGTTTTAACGGCGCGCTAACCAGCGCAACGGTCAGTACAGACCGCGACGACCTCGTAACCCGTATGTATGCATACGGCAAAAACGGCATCACCGTCGGCACGGTAAACGATGGCAAGGACTACATCGACGCGGACACCATCGAAGAGTGGGGCATCGTGTGCGGCAAATACTCGGATAACAGCATCACGGACAAGGAGACGCTGCTTGAGAACGCAAAGAAGGAACTGGCGAAAAAGAAAACCCCGCCAATTTCCATCGACGTTTCCCTTGTGGAGCTTTCCGCCATAACAGGATTACCATACGACCATTTCCGGCTGGGGAGCATCTGCCGGGTTGCAATGCCCAAATTCGGGCGCTGCTATGATGAGCGCATCCTGACACTTAACGCGGACAACGTGCTGCTTGAGCCGCAAAAGGTACAAGTCACCATGTCAACGGAGGGCAAGAGCGTCAGCGGCATCATCGAGGCGCTGGGCGGCAAGAGTGGACTTATTTCCGCCGGAACGGAATAAGGAGGACGCATGAATGAGTTAAATTATACTTGCAACTTGTCTGCTGGGTTGCGGATGACACCGCTCAAAGCGGCGCTCGTGCAAGGCGAAGCAAACGCCCACACGCTGAAAATCGCGTTTGAGAAGGACGGCGCGGCGTACAGCATGGATTCGAGCGCAACGATTGTCGGCAGCTTTATCAGGCTGGACAGCGTTGCAAGCACGGACGATAACCCGACGATTCTTCTCCAAGGCGCGGTTAGCGACGGCGTGGCATCCGTGACGCTTTCCGCTGCTTGCTATGCTGTTGTTGGGCGTTTCCGCCTGATGGTTACAGCGACGGTCGGCGAGGACACGACGGCTATCTTGTGGCTTGAGGGTCGCGTCGCGGCGGGAGCAACCGGGACGGTGTACGACCCGGATAACGTCATCCCCGACATTACGACGGTTCTTGCAAAGGTGGAAGACTGCAAAAACGCAGCGGCAAGCGCGAATGCAGCGGCAGAAAGCGCAACGTCCGCAGCGCAGCAGTTTCTGGGAAAGTACATCACGGACGATGAAAAATTGTTACTGCTGGAACTGCTGCAAATGGCGGCATATCGCTCAAACACCGCCGCGCAAAATTATAACAAGCTATACGCAGCGTGGAAGGACGATGTATCAGCGCTTGAGGCACAGCGCCCGCAAATCATCAGTGTTGAAGCGGAGAAAACGACAATCGCCGTCGGAGAAAGCGTGACGTTCACGGTGACGCAGAAGAACGCGGCATCAATCCGTTTCCTTGTGGACGGCGCAGTAAATGAGCGAATCTATGACGTGCAGCAGGAAACGATAACGTTCACGAAGCAGTTTCAATCTACCGGGAGCGGAACGCAGGTTGTTGCATTCCAGGCGGTTGACGCGAGCAGCAACGTCGGGCTGGAATCGGATAGTATCATCATCACAATTAAGGAGGCGGCACAAAATGGCGTGGAATCTAATCCGCAGGAATAACGGCGAGACTATCCACACGGACTATGTTGAGTGGATGTTGGATAACGCCGCCGACATCTCCAATGGCACAGAGCCGGGGAAGTCTGGAAGCATCGGCAGTCTGGCGTACACCGCCGGATTCGGGGCGATGTGGCAGAAGAACGCGCAGGGCGCGTGGGTGAAGCTGGGAGGTGGCACGAATGGTTGATGCAAGCACGCTTGGTGTGATTCTGGCGCTTTATGGAATTGACGAGAATGGCGGGATTCCAACGCCGCTGGTGACGGACAAGACGCTGACGCTGGCGAACCGTGCGGCTGACGCAAAAGCTGCTGGCGACGCTATCCGCGCGGTCACGAATACCGCCAACACGCTTTCTGCGCGCGCGAATGTTTTGTCTGGCAGCGTGTCCGGCGCGTCGATTACTGCGACGGATTCTTTTGCCGCGCCTTTTGTCGGACTGCGCATCTGCGGCAAAAGCACGCAGGACGGTACGCCGCTCCCGACCGCGCCCGTGCCGATTGTCAGCGCGGGTGACGGCGGAACGGTGGTGGTCACGGTGTCGGACGGCGCGAACGAATCGCAGACGCTGACGCTGCAAACGCCGAACGCACTGCCTGGCATCCCGGTTTCCTCCGGCGGGAACTACACGGATGAAAACGGGCAGCAGTGGGTCTGCGACGAGGTGGATTTGGCGCGCGGCGTGCGGGTGAAATCAAGGTGACGTCTTCGCTCAACTGGCAGACGTCCGGACAAAAGGTTGATAGATACTTTGCTTGGTTCGCTGGCACTTCTGCGACAAATGTTCTTTGTACGCACTTTTCCACCACCGTAGGTTCGGAAGCTGTCGGCGGCGCTATCGCAAACCAAAACAACCTCATCGGCTTTGCATACGCACAAAAAGGCGCATCAACACTTGATGAGTTCAAAGCATTCCTCGACGCGAACGAGGTATATGTTTGGACATCGCTTGCAGAACCCGTCGAAACCGCTCTTTCCGCCGCTGAAATCAGCGCGTACAAGGCGCTGACCACCTACGCCCCGACGACCGTCATCAGCGTGAGCGGCGGCGCTGGCGCGACGGCAACGTATCAGCGCGACGTGACCATTGTAATCAAAAATCTTGAGGATGCGGTTGCGTCCATGACGCAAAATTAAGGAGGTATCTTTATGGCTATTAGTAGTAAGGCACGGCACGATTTGACTCTCCGCGCGATTAAGCGCGAGATTTCCGCTGGACGTGATGTGGCGTTTTGGCTCGACAAGGCGTACACGCACGTCGATAACGGGCTGTTTAATGAGGATGACATCGCGGAAATCGAGAAGCTGGCGCAGGCGTACTATGATTCGCTGGACGCGGCGGAAAATAAGGAAGACGCGGCAACAATCTAAGTTGCAATTGGTCGCAAGTTAGTTGCAAGTTAGTACCAAGTTTGTACCAAGTTTGAGGAGGTGTCATCATGCCCAAAATCGCAGTATCCGCCATTCTGGGCGACTTCCAGCGGATGCTTGACGAGCACTGGAAGTATACGGCTGGCGCAGCGGAGACGGGAAACGTTGACTGCTCCGGCGCGTTTGTCTGGTCATACCGTCAGCACGGGCAGAGCATCTACCACGGCAGCAACCGCATTGCGCGGACGGAAATTGTTGAGCTTGTCCCAATCTCCGCCGCAAAGCCCGGAATGGCAGTTTTTAAGTGCCGGGAGCCGGGTGATTCGCGGTATGCCTTGCCGTCAGGCTACAAGCAGGGCGGCAAATACTACAACGGCGACTTGAGGGATTTTTACCACATCGGGCTGATGGATGAGGACGGCAAGGTTCTCAATGCGCAGAGCAGCGCAACGGGCTTCGTCGCTTCACCCGTCAAGTCGTGGGCGTGTGCAGGATACCTCAAAAAGGTCGAATACAAGGAGGATACACCAATGGTGGATGATAGCAACGATGTTATTTGCGTCGGACGCGTGACAGCGCAGAGCGGCAGCACGGTCAACCTTCGCGCAGAGCCGAGCAAATCCGCAAAGGTGCTGGAAAAAGTTAAAATCGGCACTTCTGTCAACGTCATCGGGAATAGTGGCGGCTGGCTTCACGTCGAGACAGAGACGAATCAGGGCTACATGATGGAGGAGTTTGTCGATGTGGGTATTTCCAAAACGGAAACACCCACGCTCTCTGAGCTTGCGGAACGCATCGAAAAGCTGGAGGAACGCGTCACAGCACTGGAAGGCGGGGTGGGCGTGATTCTCGTTCTGCTGGGAGCATACAATACATTTTACACCGCGCGGAAAAATGTGAGGGACGAACGCAAGCGACAGGAGCAGCCAACAAACACGCTTGCATCCAGCGTCGCTGACATCAATCGCAAGCTGGACACAGACAAGCGCCGCCTTGATGGGCACGAAGAGCGCATCGGCGGCTTGCGTGACGGACTGATGGTAACGTGCGCCGGAGTACAGGCACTTTTGGAGCATGAGTTACACAACGGCAACGCCGACGAAATGACGGCGGCAAGCAGGGAAATTGATAATTGGTTGAGGGGCAATGCCCTAAAGGGAGGAAATGCAAAATGAGTGAGAATTTGAAGCGCAAACTGACAAGCCGCAAGTTCTGGGCGGCGGTTGTATCCTTTGTAACCATGCTGATTATGGCATTCGGCGTGGCGGATGAAACCGCAACACAGGTCGGCAGCATCATCATGGCGGGTGCTACGGTTATCGCCTACATCATCGGCGAGGGCATGACGGACGCGGCTGCGGTCGCGGATGGCAAGGATAAAACGAAGGAGTAACGCATGAGCCGCGAAGTCGTATGGACAAAAGCGGTTGTGGATGCTTTTGTGGATGAAGCCTGTTTGTCCGATGAAGAAGAACTGATTATCAGGTCGCGGGCGAAAGGCTGGACACGAACAAAGCAATCAATGCAGTACAATATGAGCATTCGCAAGATTGACTATATTATACACACGCTGAAAACCAAGTACGACGAAGCGCAGAAATACTCCGAGATTTTACCCAAGCGGAATACAAAGAAAGCCGGGACGTAATGTCCCGGTCTTTTTGTATTCTATGCTTGTGCTTGGCGTTTGCATTCTTCTTTTAGTTCTGGGTATACTTCTGCGATTTTTGCAAGCGTTTCCGCTTTTAATTTTTTGTACAATTCCTCTTTTCCGACAAGCCCAAACAGCTCGTCCAAATTATCGTCATAATCACATAGATTGTGACGAATGAAGTTTACCATCCAGCGTTCAAGCGTTCGTGCGTCCGGTGTCGGCACATCGTAGTTTCCGTGCTCGAGATTTCGTAGCTCCTTTTCGTCCAGCGTTTTCCGCTCCAATGTCGCCATATTCCAGCGTCTCACACTGATGTGCTTGATGAGTTCGTCGGTGACAAGTTCTGCATTTTGGCGTTTTGTCTCAACAGCTTTTGCAGCGGCAGCCTTCCGCGCCGCAGACTTTGCCGACATCTTCTGAAATTCCTGCGTCTCCATGACGGAACGCACATCTTCCTCGCGCCACAGCTTCATGGGCGCGGAGGACGCATAATGTGGATTTCGCTTAAGGATAGGCGGAGGCAGCAGCTTGTCTATCATGGACTTTGTGAAGCCCATGGACAGAACTGCCGATTTCGAAATAAGCTGTTCCTTTTTCTTTTCCGGCATGGCATGGTGTTCTCCTTGTATTAACTTTATTGCAGGATGCTATTTTTTGTTTATTTTTAATACCTCGTCTATTGCCGCACGACTTTCGTCAGAAACCTTCTTCCCATTTTCGTAATTTCGTATTGTTCTTTCGGATAAATGCACGATTTCCGATAGCCGTGCAACGGTAAAGCCCGTCCCGCAGTTTTCGCAAAGTCTCACTCTTTAAGCCCCCACATCTCCAGCGTATCATTGATATACTCAATGTCGCTTTCGTCGCATTCCTTCCAAGGGGTTCTGTGGTCGCCAATAATCACTTCGATTTTGGCAATGGTCTCTTCTGCCCATTTGCTACCATCCTCTTCAAGGTCATTCAGCGCGACAGGATTCCCTTCCGTCGTGAGAATCCACTCGCCGTAGACGGGTTCGACACCTACATACAGCGTGTAGGTGAGACCTTCTTCCGAGCCACAGACCTCGTAGCTTTCGGTGTTTTCGTTCACAGTAACCTTCTTCATAATTCTTACCTCTTTCTGTCCGGGGGCTTATATTTTGTGCCCCCCTTGACACTATGTATTATATCACGAGTTACGCAACTTGTCAATGCTTTTTTAAGATTTTTCGCAAGTTTTTTGCGCTCTTTCCGCAAGCCACTGCGATACGGCAAGGCGAATGACCGCAGAATCACTCAGTCCGATTTTTTGCCCAATCTCTTTAATCTGCGCGTTCTGCTCGTGCGTCACAATGACGTTCTTAACGATTCTATTCCCATCTTTTTTTAACATTTTTTGTTCCTCTCAGTTTTATTTTTTATCCGCGTCGTCCAGCACCAAAATCCCGGTAATGCACGCGGAGAAGTTGCGGGTTTCCTCCCATGACACCATCTGCTCGACGGAATCAGATGGTGTACGTCTCGCCGCGGACGTTGAAGGTTTCGCCAATCTTGAAGGGCTGCACGGTATCTTCCGGCTTTTCTTCCTCTGCGCGGACGATTTCCGTGATTTCTGCGTAGGGATATTTCAAAACCAGCTCATCCCCAGCCATGCCCGTGAAGTTCTTCGGACCGCAGGAAAGCACCTTCATCGGGTGGTTCTTGTACCGTCCGATGCGGACGATGTAACCCGGCTTCACGTTCTCTCGACTATACTGTACGCCGCCCAGCGCGTCCATTGCGTCCTGATAGTAGCCCAGTTTGTCCAGTTCGATTTCGATGCGTTCCGCACAGTAGTCGATTTGTTTGGCATATCCTTCCGCCTTTTCTGGAGACGTCTTTGAGTACAGTTCGCACATGTCGATGTTGCGCTTAAACTTGCGGATCGACGCTTCGCATTCTTCTATGCGGCGATTCAGAAACGCGCGGTCACGCATTTCCGGGCGGTCTGCCGTCTTTCGTGCAGTCTGCGCCCGATGACGATAGTATTCGGACTTATTAAATTCGTCGAAGCCCTTCTCGTACGCCGCGAACATCTTGTCCCGCTGACGGGTGAACTTCCGCCCTGCGCTGGTGTTGATATTGGGCTGCGTGAAGAAGGCAATATCGCCATGTCGGTCGTTGATGGGCTTCTGGAGAGCTTCGCCCTTTGCACAGGCGGCGTCCGCCTTGATTTCAAGGCGTTCGGCACGATGTTCGGCGCGTTCTGCCTTGCGTTCCTGCTGTTCGGCAAAGCTCAGGCGTTCGCCCTGCTCGCCACCGTCACCCAATCCGATGGACTGCGCCACACGTTCTGCGCGCCACAGATTCGGTTCTTTCGCGCGGCTAATCCAGCACCCGGAGCGACGACCCCAGAGGAACGCGCTCTTAATTTCAGAACGCTGTTCGTCCGTCAGTGCGTCGTATTCCGGCTTGTCGAAATGCAGCTCCAGCTTGCCGGTTTCTCGGTTGTGAATGTAATAGCTGATATCCACGTCCTACATCCTTTCTTTATTTAAAAACGTAGTATTATCCCCAGACGTGCTGCTGGACGTACTGCCCGCTGTCACGGTCAAAGTGCATCAGGGTTAAATCTACCCCGGTGCGCGCGCACTCCGCCACAAGCGCCGCCGTGCAGGCGGTCAGACCGGTTACATACACTACCAGTTTCCGCAGCCCAACGAACGCCTGAAGCCGGAGGAACACCTGAATGTCGCTATGGCGGTTGGCGACGTTTGGCGCTGGTCCATCGCAGGACGTGCCGATTCCGACGCGTTCCAGAAGGAACGTGCGGATTGTTTCCCTCATCGCCTCGAAGTCGAGAGGATTGACATCCCCCTCGAAGATGTACTCCGCACAGGGCATCTCGTGACGCCCCTTAATAAGACCGACAGTAATAGTTTCCATATATACCTTCTTTCTGTCCGGGGCTTTTATTTTGCACAGCCCCTTGACACTATTATTATATCACAAGTTACGCAACTTGTCAATGCTTTTTTAAGATTTTTCGCAAGTTTTTTTGCATCTTTCCAGCGCTTTGTCTGCATCTCCCCACCGTCCGAATCGCCTATACTATAATCAGTAGGAGGTGGTGCGGTGTATATCCACTACAACCCTAATCCGCGCGGCTTGCGCGTCGGGGATTGCGCTGTCCGTGCAGCATCAAAAGCGGCAGGGGAGACGTGGGGCAGCACCTATGCGGCGCTCTGTGCGCTGGGTTATGACTGCGGGGATATGCCTAACGCCAATCACGTCTGGGGACGGTACTTGCATGAGCGCGGATTCACGCGCCACGCCCTGCCGGATACTTGTCCAATCTGCTATACCGTCGCGGATTTCTGCCGTGAACATCCGCGCGGGGTGTACGTCCTCGGCATCGGCGACCACGTTGTGTGTGCCGTAGACGGGGACTGGTACGACGCATGGGACAGCAGCGCGGAAATACCAGCGTATTATTGGGAGAGGGAGGATTGATGTATGGCGTATGGTTATCCACAATATTATCCACAGATTCCGTATTATAACGCGCAGCAGACAGCAATGCCTGACCAACTTGCGCAGCTTCGAGCCGCACAGCAGCCGATGATGCAGCAGCCAGCGCAGCCATCAAGCAACGGACTGATTTGGGTGCAGGGTGAAGCCGGGGCGAAGAGCTACCTTGTCGCCAACGGTTCGAGCGTGCTGCTGATGGACAGCGAGAAACAGACGTTTTACATCAAGTCAGCGGACGCGGCAGGAATGCCATCTATGCGGACGTTTGACTACACGGAGCGCAACGCATCCGTAAAGCCATCCAGCAGCGCGCAGGACGAGCCGGAGTATGTGACGCGGGACGAACTCAACACGCTTACAAAGCGCCTTGAAGCGCTGGAAGGGCGCAAGAAGAAGGGGGTAACGCAGGATGAATCCACTGTTTAACGCATTCGGCGGCGGGCAGATGCCCGGAGCTATTGGCGACTTCCAGCGGATGATGCAACAGTTTCAGCAGTTTCGCGCGACGTTTCAAGGCGACCCGGAACAGGAGGTGCGCAAGCTGATTGCATCCGGCAAAATCTCGCAAAACCAGCTTAACCAGCTTCAACAGGCGGCGCAGATGTTTCAATCGTTCCTCGGTTCTTAACTTTGGCTATATTTGTTGCGCAACAATTTAGCATATACTTCAAAAATCCGAAAGGAGAAAAACAATGAGCATGACTTCGGAACTCTCCGCTTCTGACGTGGCTCTGCTTTCCGGCAGAAACAGCAACCAGAACGGCGACGGCTTCTTCGGTGGCAATGGCGCATACTGGATTATCATCCTTTTCCTCTTCGTTTTCTGCGGCTGGGGCAATAACGGATGGGGCGGCTTTGGCAATCGCAACGGTGGACAGGGTTCTGCCGTAGACGGTTACGTTCTCACCTCCGACTTCGCCAATATCGAGCGAAAAATAGACAACGTGAACAACGGCTTGTGCGACGGATTCTATGCACAGGCGCAGCTCACCAATGGCGTACAGATGCAGATGGCAAACGGCTTTGCGCAGGCGGAACTCGCGCGCGCCAATCAGCAGACCGCGCTGATGCAGCAGCTTAACGCGATGCAGGCACAGGCGGCGGATTGCTGCTGCAAGACGCAGACGGCAATCCAAGGCGTGAACTACAACCTTGCCACTCAGGCTTGCGATACTCGCAACACCATCCAGAGCGGCGTTCGCGACATTTTGGACAACGCCAACGCTAACGCCAGAGCGGTGATTGACGCACTGACGGCACAGCGCATCGAGGCGAAGGACGAGAAGATTGCTGCGCAGAATCAGCAGATTTTCGGCTTGCAGCTCGCCGCGTCTCAGGCAGCACAGAACCAGTATCTTGTGAATACGATTCGTCCTTGCCCTGTTCCGGCGTACACGGTAGCCAATCCGTTCTGCTGCAATCAGGCGCAGTATTGCGCTGGTTAAGCTCCGGACAGCTTCCTGCCCGTGCAGGATGAGCCGATAAACGGCAACTGAAAAAGCGGCGGGGCGTTGATTGATTCGCGCCCTGCCGCTAATGGCAACAACGTCCTTTTTACAGCCACGCCCGTCTGCGCCACGCGGTGCATCGTCCATCGTGAAGGCTCTGGCATCGTGACGCTGCGAGGCATCACCAACGGACAGTGCCGCGCACGTTTCCGCGTCAATTTTGGCGGCAATATCGCTATTCCGACGGGCGGCACTGCCGGAGCTATCTCTGTTGCGCTTGCAATCGCGGGTGAGGCGCTTCCGGCTTCTACCGCCATCGTCACCCCTGCGGCAGCGGCGCAGTACCAGAACGTCAGCATTGATACCTTTGTAGATGTTCCGGCGGGGTGCTGCACGACCATCAGCGTCAAAAATACCGCTGGCGTGGATATTGACGTGCAGAACGCCAACCTGATTGTCACGCGGGTTGCGTGAGGAAAGGAGAAACGCAATGAAATATCTTCACGAACTTAAAGAAAAACTCTGCGAAGAGCTGCAAGAGATTGCGGAGAAGCAGGACATGTCTGCTGGCGACCTCGAAGCCGTCCACAAGCTGACGGACACCATCAAAAACATCGACAAGATTGAGATGCTGGAAGCGGACGGATACAGCAATAACGGCGGCGACTGGGAAGCGCGTGGCAGCTATGACGGTATGTATCGCGATGACCGATACAGCCGCCGTGGGCGCGATATGCGCGGGCGGTACAGCCGCCACGACGGCACGGACAAGCGCCTGATGGACGAGCTGGAAGAGCTGATGCGTACCATCGAGCCGGGAAAGCGTGACGTGATTCGGCGGGCGCTTGAAGAACTGAAAGAAGCATAACGGAAAGGGGGGCTGGCTGCGTGGTTACGTTGACGTGGATTGATGGGCAGATTGAGAAGGCAATCGAAGAGGGCAACAATCCGCAGAACATCCGCGATTTGGCAGCGTTGATTACGGTGCGTGAGTACCTCGCCACGCGGTCAGCCCCGAAAGCCGATGCACAGAGTGTGCAGGAATCCGCCGATGACAAAAAGCGCCGGGATGCGGTTGTCCTCATGACGCATAGCGCGGACTTGGACACCGTGCCGACAATCCAGCAGGTGGAGACGGCGCTGCATTCCATCAGCGTCAACACGCCGGAGGAACGGAAGCGTGTGCAGGATGCGAAGACGTGGGCACAGATTATCTCGCAGAAAAACGCCTGACAAAACGATTAGAAACTTTTATAATGATGTTGGTCAAAAGTTCCAGTTCCTTTCTCCCTTCCATGCACAGCCCTGCATGGAGGGGCTTTTTTTTGACCCCCGTTTTGACTACTTCGTGCGACGGAAAGAGAGTCAAAATTGCGAATCTGGGGATTGCGCAAAAAGAGAAAAAAACAGCAAAGTCTTGAGACATCAGGATTCCAACAGCCATTTAAGGAAAGGGGAAACGCGGCACATGTCCCATAAGAGGAACTATGCATAAGTCCTGAAAGGCTTGCAATATCCGGCATTCACGGCTTCACCGCTTTCGGCTGACTACCGTTTTGACCACTTGGCGCGTTTGTAAGCATCTTGTTCATCCTCGCGATTGCGCTTTCTTCTTTCTTTTGGGTGAGGTGCGCGTAAATACGCAGAATCATCTGCTCGTTTGCGTGTCCCATCCATTTTACCGCCGTTTTTATATCAACGTCCGCGTCGTACAGCATCGTGGCAAAAGTATGCCGTAAGTCATGCTGCCGAATCTTCACCGTTCGCCCAGCTTTTTTGGAGAGATGTTCCACATAAGCATGCCAGCGCAAGTTCTCAGTTTCTTCTCTTATATATGTGCCAGTTCTCGTTTTCATTAACGCGCCGTGCTTTCCTTCAAGTGCTTTCCTCAAAGGCGGGAAAAGTGGAACATCGCGAACGCCAGCTTTCGTCTTTGTTTTTGATAGTACAGATTTCCCAGCTTCATTTCTAATTGCTTTACGAATGTGAATATATCCGTTCTCAAAATCAATGTCTCGGTCAATGTCAATTGCCAAAGCCTCGCCCTTGCGCATTCCGGAATACAGCATCGCCATTGCAAGCAAGCCCATTGATTCTTCTTGATATGTTTCTTCAATCAGACGGATTTCCCACGCTTCGAGATTCCTGTGTGTTCCATTTTCTCCTTTATCGCGATGGACATTTTCGCAAGGGTCGATTACTATCAGCCCGTCATTCCTCGCAGTTCGGAAAACGGCGCGGGTAATGGATTCAACTTTTTTTCGCGTCGAATCCATTAGATGATTGTAATTGTTATACATTTTTTTTATATCGGATGACGTTATTTCGGCAAGCGGCACTTGCGGAAGTTGACGCGAAATTCTTGTTAGATACATTGCACATTTGTTATATGTGTTTATTGCAACGTTGCTCTTGTACGTCGGCAGCCACTCCGCCGCGTACTCCGCGAACGTATACTTTTCCCGTGGTTTCCTGCCGTATTTTTCCTGTTTCTTGTACTCCTCACGGGCTGCAAGGGCTTCGGACTGCGTTCGCCCGTAGAACGAGAATCCTTTATATTTGCAAACGTAGCGCCCGTCGGGGCGCTTTTTTAGTGTCTGGCGTGGCAAGTGTATCACTCCTTTTCTCTCATTGTGCCGCAAAACGCAGCAAAGTGTCATCGTAAATTGTGAACAAATTGAAAACATTTTGCAAACGCACGGAAAATTTTTAGTCATATTCCGCAGCGCATCAGCATATGGTATTGCGGTGGACGGTAAAAAATACGCGACTGGAGAGGAAAATATGCCTGTTTTTGATAAAAAGTTTGTTGTTAAAATGCTCGTCGAGAAGGTGAAGGAACTGCCGAAGGACTTGCAAGCGGAATTTTTCGCGTGGATGGAAAGGAAAATTTCTGCAAAGAAAACGTTATGAATACATAAACAATACGGACTGCGGAGAGCATCGAATCCGAAAGCAAGTAGAAAAAAATTAAGCAAGTAAGAAGCAATCCGTGGGAAATAACGAAAAAAAATTAGCTTCATTATTATTTCCCATCCAGATTCGTGATGCCGCCGTTCTATCAGTTTGTAACAATTCTACTTGGTAGCATTGTGATGTTCTTGCATGGTTAATTTTGGGATGCAAAAGTAAGGAAAGGTCAAACTCCGCTTGTGAAAGTCGGGGAAAGTCAGGGAAGCAGGTACAGAATAGCAAAAGTAAAAGTCAGAGAAGGTCAGAAACTCGAAGGAATGTGACGGACATCAGCGAATAAAAAGTGTCTGAAACGTAGTAATTGCAAGGTTTTGCGCCACTTTTGCGAACATGCTGCATTAGCACAAAAAATATGCTATTCATTGCTTAGCTCGAAAAATACGCTATTCGTTGCTTAGCATAAAAAAAGTGCTTAGCATATTTTTTCTGCTATTCATCAAATAGCACATTTTTTTTGCTTAGCTATAAAAAAAGAAAGAAAAGAAAGAAAAGAAATAAAAAAAAGAAAACAAAAAAAGAAAAATGCGCTGACGCGCTGTGGCAGTGGCGGTCTTTTTTTTACAAACGAACGTTATTCCTTCGCGCGCGACATAGTATTCGGGCGATGATTTGCCGGCGTCGGCAAAATGTTCGGTTGTTTCCTCGCACGCGCGACATAGTTATATTATAATACATACTTGTGTGTAATATAATATATATTATCATACAGTATAATATAAGTTGCTATATAGTACAAGTATGGATATATAATAATATAAGCAGCTATATAACACAAGTATGTATATATAAATAATATATAATAAAAGACCACTACTACCACCACAAGAACACATACTCGACAGAGTGGGGTAGGGGGA